CTTGACTCAGGTAAAAAACGTAGGATTTCATGGTTAGCAGATAGCCACAGCCTACGCAACGAAGGTATTCCAGACCAGTTCGATTTCAAAGGTGGAGTTATCTTTATCACGAACTTAAAGTTTGATCAAATGAAATCGCAAAAAACACGTGATCACTTGGATGCTATCCAATCACGCTGTCACTATTTGGATCTAACTTTAGATACCATGCGTGATAAGATCTTGCGTATCAAGCAGATCGCACGCACAGGTATGTTATTTGAAGACTATGATTTTGACCAGATTCAACAGGACGAAATCATCGACTTTATGACTGAAAATCAAAACAAGTTACGTGAAGTATCATTACGTATGGCTATCAAGATCGCTCAGTTACGTAAGAGCTTTCCATTTAAATGGTCTGCGTTGGCTTCAACAACTTGTATGAAATCAATTTAAGGAGAAGTATATGTACGATAATTTTAGAACATGGATGGTAATAAACTCAGTTCAGGTCACTTGGTTCTTGATAGGCTTATTCACAGCCTTTGGAATTGATGCCCTAGGCACTGGTAATTTGATGGGTGCTGTGATCAACTTTGCCCTAGCAGGCCTTAACTACCTACTAAGAAAGATTTAATATCAAAAATGCGTGATCAGTATAACGCATCTATTAAATATTAGTAACAGTTTTCATCGCACTTATCTATTGTCTAGCTCCTAGTGCGGTGACCTCAAAGCCCGTGTAGAAATACCCGGGCTTCTTTTTAGGTTGACTTTCCAATACTAACCATCGTATACTAATAGTATGTTAACCTATCCCTATGTAGAAGACTATTTGGAATACCTTGGTGGGTATGAAGTGGGTATTACTGCTTTAATAACCCCACACAGCGTGAATAGAATAAGCCTGGCCCGCTATGACATAGCCATAGTCAACAGCATGGCATCAACTACAGTGTTTGGCACAGCACTGACAGATAAGCAAGCAGAACTAGCTGTTAAACTGGTATTAAAGTACCGTAGACAGTTCGCTAAGATGGGTATAGATGTTGGCCCAGCAGAAAATCCTGTGTTCCGTTTGGCTCCACGTAATATGGATCGTACCAAGGCTGTTTGGCTAGATGGTGACTACATAGTAGTCAAGTTTCCCTATGACAATGACTTGATCAAAGAACTACAAAACTTCAGAGAAGCTAGCCAAGGACGGGCCTGGTATGATCGTGATAAAAAACTATGGAACTTGGCTATAACAGAATACAATGTTAATTGGATCTTGCCATGGGCTAACGGTTATGGATTTGAAGTTGATCATCAGGTTCAGGAGTTATTTGCACAGATACTTGAGTGTGAACTGCAACCTTTTGAGATCAAACTGGTCCAAGATAACAAGGGATATAAAATAACTAATGCATCAGCTAGTTTAAATGAATATATAGAACAGCGTGGTGGGTTTGGTCGAGATAATCTAGTCAAGTTGATCGACTATGCAGGCCTGTGTGGTTATGACATAGATGATGATATCAAGAATTACTGTATGGAACATTATCCTATAGCATTAGTAGCCATCGGTAGTAAGCACAGCATACACTTACCACCAAGCCCCGCACACTTAAACATGATATTTGACTATGCTGAGATCACAGATCGTTATCCCGTCTGCATTTATAATCCTACCTTGTTTGAAATAGATCTCTCACGCTTTGACGAAGAAGAGATCGTGCGCTTTGATAGAAATGGTAAAACAAAGACTAGCGATTATGATCCGTATCGTGTTAAAGTAGTATATGCTGGAAAGATACCTGCGACCTGGGACTTTCCTGTGCCATTGATGGTAACTACCTTTGAGATGATGTTTGGCGGACGTAAGATGGACTGGACACGTAGAGCAGAAAAGATCATCTACTATGGCGCAACACAAATAAGAGAACACGACTAATGGCCTTGGCTAGATTAATAATTAAAGACGAAGTCAATGTAAAGATAGAAGGCTTAGACTTACATGAACGCAAAGAACTATCTAATATGTTCAAGTATGAGATACCTGGTGCACGTTACTTACCCGCAGTCCGTCTTGGACGTTGGGATGGTAAGATAGCATTCTTTCAAATGGGCGGTAGTACTTATGTTAACTTATTGCCAGAGATCATTCCTTATCTAGACAGTCAAGGATATCATCTAGAACTAGAAGATCTACGTGATTACAAAACACAGTATGACTTTGAAGAAGTGACTGAAACAACGTTCGAACATATCATGTGGCCTGCTAAACATCCTATGGCAGGACAACCAATCGTGTTAAGAGATTATCAAGTTGAGATTATCAACAAGTTCCTTGAGAATCCACAGTGCATGCAAGAAATCGCCACAGGCGCAGGCAAGACACTAATCACAGCCGCATTGAGTTATTGCTGTGAGCCACATGGACGTACTATCGTCATCGTTCCAAATAAGAGTTTGGTTACACAAACAGAAGCTGACTATATCAACATGGGATTAGATGTTGGAGTCTATTTTGGAGACCGTAAAGAGTTTGGCAAGACACATACCATCTGTACTTGGCAGAGTTTGAATATCTTACTCAAAGGATCACGCAATCACGAAGTGGACATTACCATTGGTGAGTTCCTACAAGATGTTGTCTGTGTCATGGTCGATGAAGTGCATATGGCCAAGGCAGATGCGCTTAAAACACTGCTCACTGGGGTAATGGCACATATACCTATCCGCTGGGGATTAACTGGCACGATTCCTAAGGAAGACTACGAATTTGTCAGCCTAAAGTGTAGTATTGGTGACGTTATTGGGCGGTTAAGTGCCAGTGAATTACAAGAACAGGGTGTATTAGCCAACTGTCATGTGAACGTCCTACAGTTAGTTGATCACGTAGAGTATAAAGATTATCAAAGTGAGTTGCGATACTTACTTGAAACAGAAGCAAGATTGGATTATATCGCCAAACTAGTAGAATCAATCCGTAAGAGTGGTAATACTTTGGTCCTAGTAGATCGTATCGCCCCAGGACGTGCTCTAATAGAAAAAATTAAAGATGCTGTATTCGTGTCAGGAGGCACCAAAGCAGATGATAGAAAAGAACAATATGACGACATTGCGACCATGGACGATAAAGTTATTGTCGCTACCTATGGGGTTGCTGCTGTTGGTATCAACATTCCTCGTGTTTTTAACCTTGTGCTTATTGAGCCCGGTAAGAGCTTTGTTAGGGTCATCCAAAGTATCGGGCGTGGCATTCGCAAAGCGGAAGACAAAGACTTCGTCCAAATCTGGGACATAACATCAACATGCAAGTTTGCCAAACGACACTTAACAAAAAGAAAGCAATTTTACAAGGAGGCTAACTACCCATTCGTTGTTGAAAAGACCGATTGGCAGTAATTTATGTATATACTAACCCTAGAAAACACAGCGTATGAGATGAATGAGATACCAGACGAGGTCGAGGATCTACGTTTCGCTATATTAGATAATAGCGATCCAAAGAACCCCGACTATTTCTTCATTCCATTGATCTTTTTGGAATCATTTAATAGTCCTGCGCTGGTATTACGCATTGGTGGTAATCTAGTTAAGATGCCTGTGGATTGGCAGATACTCATCGGTGAACCAGACTTTGGCGACTTGGAAGTTATTCCGTTAACTAGTATCAATGATCGTGGATTCAGCGTGTTCTGTTTTAATCCCTTAGACAGCTTTAAACCAGAGTTTCACCCGATCGAGATCGTGGACATTTACCAAGATGTTAAATGGTATTTCCCAAAACTACGACCAGGACAGATGCTAGCAGTGCCGATCAATGATGGTGATCATCCATTGTGTGCTTATTTTGTTAAAGACATCAGTCGACAAAGCGAAGTAGTTGACTACGGTAAGATATGGTAAAGAAAGGATTAAGCATGTGGAGACTTTGGGCCAAAGCCCTTGGACAGAAAGAAGGTATCACTGACAGTGAAGCAGATGTCGTGGCGGCAATTAGGACAGTGGTAGTGGCATTATATATCGTTACCAACCTGTTTATCATAGCAGGTATCGTGAGACATTGGAATGGGTAATCTGAAACCAGGCGCTACCTACATATATGAAAGCTCAGACAGCGGTGAAACAGTCTATGCCCGAGAGATGGGTGCGCCACCAGAATCTCGCATAATGATCGGACAAAGTTGGCTAGCCAAACAACAGATAGAAAAGCGTATGTGGGCGGAAATATATGATAAACGTAATCAAAATACAGCTTTACAACATGCGGTGGAAGAATGTATAATTATATATAAGCTCTCAGAGGATCATACAGATGGCATTTAACGCAGACCAATTTAAGAAGAAAAAGAAACGAGCAGTCAATCCTGATGCACCCCCACGCCCAAACTTGCTTAGCCAAGATAAAAAACTACGTGAAACCACAGAAGCATTTGGTAAGTTGCATGACCTAGTAGCCAAACAACAAGCGGCCTTAGATGATCTACAATCTAAATACAACCGTATGCAACAGAGTGTGGATCAACTGATCAATCACCTAAGGAAGGGTAGATGAGCAGTAGTTTAGAAATCAAATATGAGATGCAGGCATTTGATCGCAAGGATCGTAGTTACTATGATAACTTTACTGATGAAGATCGTAAGAAGTTCTCAACATATCTCATGCTGAAATATGGTGCTAATGTCAGCGGCAATAAAGACTTACAAGCCTACTACCTAATGGCCACTAATGAACGTGTAAACAAACATTTCTTTGAACTAGGTAGTAAACACACCAAACTACAATGGTTAACCTGTACTAGTGTAAGTCCAGCAATGGGCGCACAGTTCCATTATTGGTTAGCAGCAAAGAAAAAAGAGGGAGATAATAAAAGTCAGAAGTTCTTGGCTAAGTTATATCCTAATATGAAATCTGATGAAATAGACCTAATGGCAAAAATCAATGATAAACGAGATATTGCAGACATGGCACGAAACCTCGGACTTGATGACAAATCAATTAAAGCCGAGCTATAAGTGTCGCTATTGTAGTAAAGAGTTCCGTAAGGAATCAACCCTTGCCGCGCATCTCTGCGAAGAAAAACGACGTTGGCAGGAGGAAAAAGAAACTGGAGTACAGTTTGGACTCCAAGCATATCTACGCTTCTATGAACTAACACAAGGGTCAGCCAAGATGAAGTCATATACGGACTTTGTAGCTAGTCCTTACTATCGTGCGTTCGTCAAGTTTGGACGGCACATGGTAGGTATCCGTGCTGTCAATCCTAAGATGTTTATAGACTATGTGATCAAAGAAAACAAGAAACTTGATCATTGGACGCATGAGCGAGTCTATCTAGAATATCTTAAACAGTATATGCGTAAGGAAGCAGTCCAAGATGCCCTTGAACGTGCCTTTAAGGAAATGCAAGATTATGCAGATGAACATGGAGAATTTAAGAATGGATTTAGTGATTATTTTAGGTTTGGCAATCCTAATCGCGTGTGTCATCACATCGCTAATGGTAGGGTTAGCCCTTGGATTGTTTTTAATTGCGATACCGGTGTTGATTTTCTTGATGCTCTTAACGATGATCAAATTGGTCTTATTCTTCCTTGGATAGATCCAGAATATTGGCAAAGAAAATTTAAAGATTATGTGGCGGACACTGAATGGGTAAAGCAGATATTGAAGGAGGCGAAGTTATGATCGCTGATGAACTACGAGAGTTATTTGATGGAATAAAAAGTGAACTGATGTTGCTGAGAACAGACGTGACCCTGATCAACTATGACCTAACACAGATCAGAGAACAATTAGATAGGATTGAGAATAATAGACAGCAATCACAAGAAAGTATTGGAATCGCACCAGGCACTCCTCCTCCAACATTTATTCCACCAGAATATCTATGAAATTTAAAAGCGACATTGACATAGACTTTGCTGATCGTCAACAGGTATTAGACTTGTTGAACGTTACACCAGCAAGTATCATACGTGATGGCAAGTTAGTCAAGCACAACACAGGTGTATATGCCACAGATATACCTGTAGATCCATTTGTAGGATCAGCAAGTTTAGACTACAATGTTGCTGAAGACCGTGGATACATGAAATTAGACTTATTAAATGTCCATGTTTATAAGCAAGTAAAAAGTGAAGAACACTTAGTTAGGCTCATGCAAGAACCTGATTGGACCAAGTTGTATGACCCTGCGATTTGCAGTCAACTAATACATATTAATAATCATCACGACACCTTGCTTAAAATGCCAGAGCCCGTGGACACTATTCCTAGACTGGCTATGTTCCTAGCAGTGATCCGTCCAGGAAAACGACACTTGATAGGTAAAACTTGGAAAGATGTTAGTGCTACTGTTTGGAATAAGGTTGAGGGTGAGTACGCATTTAAAAAGAGCCATTCTGTTGCATACAGTCAATTAGTTGTGATAAATCTTAACTTACTTTGCGAATCAGCGTGATACTACGACGCTTGGATCTCTTATTAGATATCTCTTTAAGGCTTATATAAGGCCCGTGTTTAATTTCTACTTCCTTGCTGTTGAACGTTTTCAAGCAAACCCTAAACTCTACCCAATCCTGCTTTAAAAATACGTTGATAGGCACTAGTCTATTGCTTTCCCACCACCATTGATCCGCTAGTTCTAAGAATGCTGTCTTCTGTGCTAGGGTGCGTAGAGCCGCATAATCATAGATACTGGTGATGATTTCGTCTGAATTTTGAATGATACCGATATAATCGTTGCCGCCATAGGTTATATAGCTGATAAACGGGTATTGGTCTAAGAGTGTCTTGTAACTGTCTTCCATTGAGATGCGATAAATACCTTATAAGGATCGAGACTAAAAGTGCCCCTAATCACAAGTTATTTATATGATAATAAATTCACTGTTCAAATTTTGGACTACTCTGATCCCACAATTAAAACGAGGAACCGACCTGTGTATCAACGCCCAATAAAAGTCTATCAAGGTATCGACAATCCTGTGGTAGTAGAATTTAAGAATCAAGATCAGAAACTGGTAGATCTCACTGGATATACAGTGCAGGCTAGCATACAAGATCCTGTCAATGAAGACACAGTCAACACCTATGCTGTGACATTTGCTAACATAGCTAACGGTCGCGGTGCATTTACCTTTGATGCTATTACAGTCAGCAATTTAGAACAGAGATTTTACAAATTAACATTTAAAACCAACAAAACTTCAGATAATACCGAACGCCCTCTTTATGCAGATGATAACTACGGTGTACCTTTAGATCTAGAAGTATTACCAGCATACTACAATGCTGAGCCGTTTGCGGCTAACATAACCTATGACGGAGGAACCATATAATGACCGTAGCTAATGTACAGATATTGCTCAAACGTGGCAATACCACAGCTAGCTCAACCTATACCGGACCATTGGGAGAACTAACTCTTGATACTACGACCTACCAACTGCGTGTGCATGATGGAGCAACAGCGGGAGGATATATAACTCCACGGGTCAGCGGTGAGCTAGGTAATGTCACAGCAGGATCTATTAGATTAAGCAGGACATTAACAGGCACGAGTGGGTCAAACGCCACTGTTCGTGCTACAGCTACATTAGGTGCTGACTACGGTAGTAACACATCTACATCTCCGGCTTCTGGATATGGCACACTTGGCATAGTCTCTGGCAGTAGTTTAACTAGGACCAGTAATTATCTTGCAGGAGTAGTTGGAGCATATAATATCACAGGCACCAATGCCAGCACATTCCCCAAGGCAGGTGTCGTAGGTTTTATCGCAGATACCACAACAACAGCAGATGCAGCAGTCATGGCATATCTCGATGGTGATGGTGGAGTTACATCGGCAGGTGCTGGATTTGGTATCACCATGCAGAATACCACGGCAGGTAGTGGATTTGACTATGGTATGGATTTGAACATGGTTTCCATTGGTGCAGGCTATGTTAAACCATATAAGAAAGCTGAATGGCGTGTGTCAAATGATGTAGTATTCCTGACAGGTGCTGGTGTTCCAACCAATGGTACCACTGGTGCTGATTTTGCAGGACCTGGATCACTGTGTATTGATATAACCAATGCTAAATTATACATCAATGGTGGAACTAAAGCTTCACCAACTTGGAAATTAGTAACATCAGCGGCATAATATATCAAAACTGCTTGTTCTAACCAAAAATTTAGTGTATAATATAATATATGCTGAATATCGTAAGTGACTTTATAAAATCAATCTTACCCGCGAAGAAGAAGACAACTCCAAGTGGGTGGACCAGCTTCAATGGTGTGTGTTGTCCACATAATGGTGAGTCGGCAGATACCCGTGGACGTGGTGGATTAACTGCTAATCCAGATGGCAGTGTCAGCTATCATTGTTTCAACTGTAACTTCAAAGCCAGCTATCAACCCGGTCGTCACTTAACATTCAAATTCCGTAAGCTGTTAAAATGGTTGGGTGCTGATGATACTGATATAAAAAGATTAGTTATAGAAGCCATCCGTGTCAGAGAATTGGTTGCTCCAGAAGAAGTAAAAGCAGAAGCTGAAGAAGAAAAGATCGAATTCAAAGCTCGTGACTTACCAGAAGATGCAGAGAATTTGGTCGCAATGGATTATGTCCATCCGGCATTAGAATATTGTGTAGCACGCAAAATTGACATAGCCAAATATGCGTTTTACGCAACCAAGCAAGAACAATACAATCTACACAAGAGAATAATTATTCCATTCATCTGGCAAGGTCGTACTATTGGTTATACTGCTCGTGCTGTCACGGATGGAGTTAAACCAAAATATCACAGCAACTATGAACCCAACTTTGTTTTTAATATAAACAATCAACTAGCAGACAGCAAGTTTGTCATAGTCTGCGAAGGACCGTTTGATGCTATGAGCATAGATGGTGTGGCGGTGTTGAACAATGAATGTAATGAAACACAGGCAGACATTATCGAAAGCCTAGGCAGAGAAGTTATAGTAGTTGCTGATCGAGATCGTGCTGGCGCTAAGATGATCAACAATGCTATTGAATATGGATGGAGTGTTAGCTACCCCGTATGGTTAGAAACCTGTAAAGACGTAAATGAAGCAGTGGTAAAATATGGCAAGTTGTTTGTGCTGAAAACTATCTTAGACAGTAAGCAGACGAGTAAACTCAAGATTGAACTAATGAAAAAGAAACTGTATAATTAAATATATGAGCACAAAAGAATACTCCCCAGAACTACAGAAACTATTTTTAGAAATGATGCTAGAAGACGCACAGAGCTATGTGCGTGTGCAGAATATCTATAATCCAGAAAACTTTGATCGTAGTCTACGTGAAGTGGCTAGATTTATCAAAACTCACACAGATGATCATAAAGCCATGCCCACACACGAACAGGTCAAGGCAGTTACCAGCGTCGATCTTAAACGTGTGCCGGATCTAACAGAAGATCACTATAGTTGGTTCATGGCAGAGTTTGAGGGCTTTACACGCAGGAATGAACTAGAACGTGCGATCCTTAAATCGGCAGACTTGTTAGAAAAGGGTGATTATGATCCTGTAGAGAAACTAATCAAAGACGCGGTTCAAATAAGTTTGACCAAAGACATGGGCACTGATTATTTCTTAGATCCACGTGCTAGATTATTAGCGATCAAGAGTAATAACGGACAAGTCAGCACTGGTTGGCCGACTCTTGACAAGAGATTGTTTGGTGGTATGAATCGCGGTGAACTTAATATCTTTGCAGGTGGATCAGGATCTGGTAAATCCCTATTCATGCAGAACATAGCGATCAATTGGGTTACACAAGGACTTAACGGTGTGTTCTTAACCTTAGAACTTAGTGAAGGGTTA